AGTAAAGAAGTCGACGATATAAAATCTAGACTATTAGATGCACTAAACAAAAAAATGGGATTATAAATGAAGTTACTTGACATATTACTAGTTGAAACAACACTGGCAAACATGCGTCCAGGTGACGTAGTTGATCGCAGAACTACTGATACAAATCTAGTAATTGAAGTTCAGCGTCAACTAAAAAGACACAGACTAGTAGGTGGAGAACTTACATTTAATAACGGTCAAGCTGTTTGGAGTATTGACCGTGGCATGGCATGGACTGGCCCTGAAGATGGCGTTTGGTCGCCTGCTATGGATCAAGCTGTTAGAGCATGGCATGAAAGTATAAATGCTCAACTTGCTTCAACTAGAGCCAATGCACCGTCGCAACAATTAGAAGTAAACAACAGTATTGGTCACGAAGATCAACAATGGCTCAGAGCAGAACTTGATCCACAAGGATTATTAATAAGAGCAGATGATCCTGAAGAAAACGTAGAAGCAGTTGATTTAGGAAATTGGGCATTTAGTCGTCAATTAGTAAACCAAGATGTTAATACTGTTAATGACGCACAAACATTCCTTAGTGGTATCGGCGAAAGTGGATGGATCTCTATACTTACTTTTTACTCCAACAGAATTTATGGTAGAGAAGATGGATCATTTTCAAAAAATCGTCAACAGCGTTTAGCTGAAATACAACGTTGGCTTACTGAATACATATTTAGAGCAGCACCGTCAGGTGATCAATTCTTTACTTGGTATAATAGAGCCGAAGCAAACGTATTCCGTGAAAACTTTCCAATCGAAGCATCAGATCAGAATGGTGCTAACTATCAAAACCTTGTAAGAATGATGGCAGAAAAACAAGGAGTTGCTGCTGGTTCAGTTCAGTTAACTGTATGGCCAGAATGGATGGGAAATTTTCCACGTTGGGAACCAACAGATTTTTGGAAAGTATTGTATCTACACTTTGCAACAATTGCAACAATAGCATTTAACAACAACGAACAACTTACACAGCAACGTGCAACTGATGCTGCTGAAGATGCAGCAGCTAGACGTCAAAACGATACTGTTAACCTTAGCAGCAACGATATTCAAAGTGCAGCTCAACGTTTTTATGATGCAGTTGACGGACCTGGCACAGATGAAGATGCTATAGGCGAAGTTTATGCAACTTTGAGAAATGCATTGGATTACGATGCATTAGAAGATTACTGGAGAGATAATTTTTCTGCACAACGTAATGGCGAAACAATGGACGAAGTTGCATTGGGCGAATTAAGTTCTGCAGATTACGATCTTTATGTTGTAAGATATCTAAGAGCTATTAGAAGAATTGCTCCTGAAAGATTTTTTTCAACAATTAACTTCGGCGACCAAGATTCTATAACTGTTACAATTCCATCTGATGTACCAAGCATCGGCGGCAACGAATATATAATTTCAAGCACACTAGGACCAAACAGTTCTATATCAATTGATCCTGATGTTAACGGAAGAATACAAGAAGACACAGTACTACGTGTAGCAGTTACAGAATCGGGTGCAACTGTTCCTGATTTATTTGTTGAACCAACACAAGGACAACAAGCAGCCGCTGCCGCAAGATTTGTTGAAGTTATGAATGGATATGCTCCGTTTATGCATAGATACTATGTAGGTGATGTTCCGTTTGAAGGCACTGATTTAGCTACTATTGGTATGTTTAGATTAAGAGCTATAGTTGATAGAATTATACTTTTTGGTGCTGCTGATCCAACTAGTATGATCATTGACGAAATTGACAGTGACATTCGATTTTTAGTAGGAACTTCTCCAGATGATGAAAATAGAGCAGCAAATATCTATTTTGATCCGCTGTATCAAAATGAAGGTGATTTTGATGGGTTTATTCCAGAAGGAGAAGAACCTCTTGAATTAAGTGACGAAGCAGAAGAATATATACAACGTTTCTTGGGTAACGAAGAAATGGTTTTTGAAGCAACAAGAGAATTAGTCGATTTACCTAATTTTAAAGATTTATATGTTGACGAAATATATCCTGGATTTTTCCAACAAGTGCGTAGACCTTTAGAACGTGTAATAGGAGATCGTAGCACAGTAAGAGATGCACACGAAGGTACATTAGATAATACTGCATTTGCAATTATTATTAGAGAGCTTGATAGTGTACCACTAGCAGCACCAAAGACATATGCTAATTTCTTAACCGAAGTTTTAAGATCTGATAGAAGTGTTGTTGCTACTGTAGGTGATTTAGTTGCCGGCGATAGCCCAGAAGAAGAATTGCTTGGATATTTAAATCGTATAACAGATCAACAAACATTTGAGAGAGTTGATCATTACTACGATGGCGATTTATTAGCTGACATTATTGCATTTGATTTAGATGATGCAGATATAGAAAGATTGGCTAGACAATGGGGACAAAACAGTGTTATAGATCCTAACACAGCCGAAGATGTTTCTCCTGAAGTAACAGAGGCTGTAAATAGTATTGTGTCAGGCATTGACGAAATAATCAGTGACGAAAATCTACAAAGACTTGATGAATTAGAAAATCTTGAAGATGTTAGAGCAGATGTTAGAGAAGCATTAAATGCATTATTTGACAACGAAGATATGAGTAGCATTTGGGAATCTGATAGAGAGCCCGGCGACAATGATCTTGCGGCTGCAAACCGTATGATTTCTCGTGTACGAAGCACACTATCAGAAAGAGCAAATTCAAGCGAAGGAAGTGATGTAATACTAATACGTATTATCTTTACCGAATTTAATAGATTTGCTAACACATTGCTTTCAACACTGTCAGATCAAGCTCTTCGTGATGCTGAAAGAGCATCACTTGGCATACAATAAATTATTGACATTTCTGTAAATTTATCTTATACTTAACACAACAATAAGGAGTAATGATCTATGAGCGATCGTGTATACGGGCCTGAAGAAAAGGCCAAACTAGAACGTCTAGTAAAAGAAGGTGTAACTGTACTGCAAGAAGTAGAAGATCTACAAGCAGGACTTAAAGATACTGTAAAAGCAGTAGCAGAAGAACTAAACGTAAAACCAGCTTTGATTAACAAAGCAATTAAAATTGCACAAAAACGTGATTGGGATAAGCACTATGATGCATTTGATGATCTCGAAACACTTATCACCACACTTGGCTATGATAAATGAACAAAATTTTAAGTTTTTGGGCAAGTAGTTATCATTCAGATAAAATTGCTTTTTTCTTTGAATTAATAAGTTTTATATTCACAGTAGGTGCTAGTTTAACACTAGCACTTAATGCTGATGCACCTGATATGCGTGTGGTATATCCGTTCTTTTTTATAGGAAGTGTTACAGCAGTGTATGGCTATTATCGAAGAACACTAGCGTGGCCTATGATGTTAACAACATATTTCGGATTTGTAAATGTATTCGGATTTGGTGTTGCAATGGGTTGGTGGTAATAAGTATTTTAGAGTCGCTCACTTACGAGCAAGTAGAAGGTTAGTTGGCCAGTAAACAACAAGGAGAATTAGATGCCGTATGTAGACGGATTTTTTGACAGAGATGCTGATATTATTCACGTGGTTGAAAGACGTGATGGTAAAAGACATTATCAAGACTATCAAGCAAAATATACATTTTATTATGAGGACCAAAAAGGCAAGTACAAAAGCATTTTTGGCGATCCACTAGTACGTGTGGTATGTAAAAATACCAAAGACTTTAGAAAAGAACTTGCCATTAATAAAGGCAAGAAAATGTTTGAATCGGATGTAAATCCAATTTTCCAATGTTTAAGTGAAAACTATCTTAACCAAGATGCACCTAAACTAAACGTTGCATTTTTCGACATTGAGACTGACTTTGATCCAGAGCGTGGCTTTGCTGATCCAAGCGATCCGTTCATGCCCATTACTGCTATTACTGTACACTTGCAATGGCTGGATGCACTTATTACATTTGCACTTCCTCCTAAAACATTAAACATGGAGCAAGCACAAGAAGAAGTCAAAGATTTTGATAACACTTATTTGTATGCTAACGAAGGTGATATGCTACAAGCATTCCTTGATGTTATTGAAGATGCAGATATTATCAGTGGCTGGAACAGCGAAGGTTATGATATTCCGTACACTGTAAACCGTGTTGCTCGTGTACTAAGCAAAGATGATACAAGACGTTTTTGCTTGTGGGGTCAGTTACCTAAAAGACGTGAGTATGAAAAGTTTGGCAAAACTGCCGAAACGTTTGATACTATTGGGCGTGTGCATATGGACTATCTCGAACTGTATCGCAAGTACACTTATGAAGAACGTCATACATATCGATTGGATGCTATCGGCGAAATGGAAGTTGGTGAGAACAAGACTGTGTACGAAGGCACACTTGATCAACTTTATAACAACGATTTTCGCAAGTTTATCGAATACAACAGACAAGACGTTGCACTACTTGACAAGATTGACAAGAAGTTGCGTTTTATCGATCTTGCTAACGAAATTGCACACGATAATACAGTGTTGCTACAAACAACTATGGGTGCTGTTGCTGTTACAGAACAAGCAATCATTAACGAATCTCATAACAGAGGATTGCAGGTTCCTAACAGACGAGAACACGAAGGCAATACTGCGGCAGCAGGTGCTTATGTTGCGTTTCCTAAAAAAGGCGTGCATGAATGGATTGGTTCAATGGACTTGAACAGTCTGTATCCAAGTATCATTCGTGCAATGAACATGGCACCAGAAACTATTATCGGTCAAATTCGTCCAGACTTAACAGATGAGTTTTTGCACAATGCAACAACATTGGAAAAGAAATCATTTGCAGGTGCTTGGGAAGGCAAATTTGGCACACTTGAATACGATGCCGTAATGGAGCAACGCAAAGATGTTGCACTAACACTGGATTTGGAAGACGGTACCAGTCACGTATTAAGCGGTGCTGAGATTTATAAGTTGATTTTTGATAGTCAGCAACCGTGGATGCTCAGTGCTAATGGTACTATTTTTACTTGGGAAATTGAAGGAGTAGTACCAGGTCTACTCAAGAGGTGGTATGCAGAACGAAAAGAACTACAAGCTAAGAAAAAGAAAGCAATCGAAGCAGGCAATGCTACTGAGATTGCGTTTTGGGACAAGCGACAGCTGGTTAAAAAGATTAATCTTAACTCTCTTTACGGGGCCATTCTTAATCCTGGTTGCAGATTTTTTGACAAAAGGATAGGACAGAGTACTACACTTACTGGTAGACAGATTGCTAAACACATGGCAGCCGAAGTTAATAAGATCATTACAGGCGAGTATGATCATGTTGGTAAAGCTATTATTTACGGCGACACTGACTCAGTATACTTTAGTGCATATCCTGTATTAAAAGACGAGATCAAAGCAGGCAGTATACCCTGGGGTAAAGACAATGTCATTACACTGTATGACCAGTTGTGTGAACAAGCTAATACAACATTCCCAGACTTTATGAAACGTGCATTTCATTGTCCAAGACCACGCAGTGAAGTAATTGCAGCAGGACGTGAAGTTGTTGCCGATACAGGGTTGTTTATTACAAAGAAACGTTATGCAGTACGTGTGTATGATTTAGAAGGTGATAGAACAGACAAAGACGGTAAACTAGGCAAAGTTAAAGCAATGGGTCTTGATCTAAAGCGTAGTGATACGCCGGTGTTTATGCAAGACTATTTGAAAAGTTTGCTGGACATGGTGTTGGATCTAAAACCTGAAAAAGAACTACTAGACAGTATTACAGAATTTAGACGTGAGTTTAAAGAACGTCCAGGTTTTGAGAAGGGTTCGCCTAAACGTGCAAACAAAATTGGACATTATCAGCGTCTCGAAGAAAAGCAAGGCAAAGCAAACATGCCCGGACATGTTCGAGCAAGTATTAACTGGAATACACTCAAGCGTATGAATGGTGACAAGTACTCGCAAGAGATTGTTGATGGTATGAAAGTTATTGTTTGTAAACTAAAAGCAAATCCACTAGGGTATACAAGTGTTGCTTATCCAACAGATGAGCTACGTATTCCAGACTGGTTCAAGGAACTGCCATTTGACGGTGATGCAATGGAAGAAGTCATCATTGACAACAAACTAGATAACTTGATCGGTGTTTTGAAGTATGATTTAGAAAGCACAAAACAAAATACAACATTCAATAGTTTGTTTGATTGGGGTTGACAAATCTAAATAGTAGTGTTAGAGTTAATTATGGAGTGACGTATGAAAGTAGGTATTACATTTAGTGCTTTTGATTTGCTACACGCAGGGCATATTGGTATGTTGCGTGAAGCACGAGCAAACTGTGATTATCTTATTGTAGGGTTACAAACAGATCCTACAATAGATCGTCCTACAGAAAAAAACAAACCAGTACAAACACTTGTAGAGCGTTATGCACAACTTAACGCTCTCAAGTTCATCGACGAGATTGTACCTTATCAAACTGAAGAAGATGTTATTGATATTCTAGAACTATTCCAAGTTGATGTGCGATTTCTAGGTGAGGAATACAGAGAAAAAGAATTTACAGGCAAGGACGTCTGTAGAAAACGTGGTATTGAACTACACTTTAACAAACGTGATCACAGATTTAGCACCAGCGGTCTGCGTAAACGTGTTGCACAAGCGGAGAATGAAAATGTCAACATTACCTGAAGGACGTAAACCATTAACAGATGGTGATATGGTTATCTTGCTACACAATATGGCAAGAAGTTTTGGAGAACGAGACAAACTTATGGAAGCAGAAATGCGACAGGTTGCTGATCGCTTTTCAGAACTAGCAAAGGCAGCAGGTGTTGCACAGCACAAGGCACCACAAGGATGAGTAAAGCATTTTGGTTAGGAGGTATCTTAACTGGACTAGGAGTTGGACTAGTACTAGGCAGTTATAGTCATCCTTATGAACAGTGTAAACGTATGTACAACACGCCTGAAGATATTAGTGAATGTGTTTGGATCAAGGAGAATCCGTAATGTGGACAGTTTGGATTGTTAGCACAGTTATTGGACTAGACGAACCCAAGTGGACTCGTTATGCTGAAGTAGAACATTTTGAAACTTGTGAACATGTTGCTATGGAACTAGAAAAAGAGTTTAC